TACAGGCGGAATAACACCTACAAGTCGGAGGAGTCCTTCAGCAAATAAAGCAAGGACCACCCAACCGACGCACATACTAATGATAGAAGCATTACGGTTGTGTCTTCTGATAGCAGCATCAATCATCTCCTGAACTTCAGAACGGCTCACAAACTCGTCTTGAGGTTCCATCACTTCTCATCTCCAAGAAACTTCGCAAGTGGGTCTTTTCTGGTCTTTACGATTTCAACAGATCTCTTGTAGAACATATTGTCCGTATTACCAGACGTTTCAAACGTCTCCTTGATCTTCACCCAATTATTATAGGTGTGGTCATCCATTAAAGGAGTCTCGTATTATAATATATAACATTTTAAACACTAAAAAAGTCTTGAAAAATTAGCTTTTCAAGACTTATATTAAGCAATTATTAAACGGAAGGTAGGCGAGTCGAACGCCTAAGGGCTTTAACACCTCAACGCTTTTCAAGAGCGGTTCCGTCACCAATCGGATTGACCTTCCAATATTTTATTTAACGAATTTCAAAATCTAAACGCTTTACTTTTCGTTGTCTTCTTGCTTCTTGATAAGCAAGATCTTCAGGAGAAAATAAACTTTTCTTAACCGTTTCTTTAACTGGTTCAACCATAATAACTTGCGATAAATCAACCGCAGTTATTTTGTTGTTATTAAGTTGCAATTTATTTGGGCAGCCACACACCTGTAACTTTGATGTAGCTGTCAATTCTTTGTTGCAATTCTTGCATCTGACTACTAACATTTTTTAACATTCCTTTAATCTCATCCAATTCTTCATGGATATCTTGATGATGAAACCTTAATGGTTTTTGTATTAATTTTTTAATTTTTTTGTCTTTCATTATGTATAAGGAAACAATGGGAGATATCGGAATCGAACCAATGACTTATTGCTTGTAAGGCAACCACTCTACCGCTGAGTTAATCTCCCGAACTCCCCCGATAGGACTTGAACCTATAACCCATCGGTTAACAGCCGATTGCTCTGCCATTGAGCTACAGGGGAATGATATTAAACTTGTCTAGTTTCTAGAATATATTCTACTGTATTTGCTATATCATTCATAGCATCTCGTAAATGTGGCTGTTGTCCAGTTTCTTGCCGAACAATCGGACGGTGATCATCTGTGAGAGACCAGCGCCACTGTTTCATTTCAACACAATACCAGAGATTAATTTTCATGTTTGAAATATTCAAGTCTGATCCAATTAAGGAGGGTATTGTATGAATAAATTGCTGCTTCATTGCAGTTGTTTTTTTCCATGTCATAAACATAATATTCAAGTGCTTCAATTACCATTTGACGGTCTTTTTGTGAAATGAGTGACATAAAAAGCTCCTGAGTGCCCGAGAGAGGACTTGAACCTCCAAGCCGAAGCACATGATCCTAAGTCATGCGTGTTTACCAGTTTCACCACTCGGGCAAAACCCCCGTGAGGTATATAGGAATTATACACCCCACAGGAGAAATTGTCAACTATCAGAAACGGAAGGTTGTCTGGATCACACCACCATAGTTATCCGAAGCTTGCTTCAGACCTTGGTTGTTGGACACATAGAAGACCGCAGGAGTCACGCTGATCGCATCGCTAACTTTGTAACGATAGAAGGCTTCCCACATAATTGCCTTCTGGTCTGCTTTCAGAGACGCAGCATTACCAGGAGCACCGATGGCAAAACCAGCAGCGTTACCCTTGGCGAATACATCGCTCCACTGAAGACCAGTCATCCACGTTTGTGAATCGGTAGCGCCAGTAGGAGTCTGACGGTTGTTGGACAGACTTACAGTGTTCCAACCATAAGCACCAGAGATCGAAGGAATAATACCCGACTTCTTAGGTTGCCAATAAGCATTAATCGCATAACCATTGGAGGTTTGGTTAGCAGCAAGGTTACCAGAACCACCACCCAGAGCATTGAAGTTACGAACACGAGTACCTTCAGTACCATAGCGGTAACCGAATGCGATGCCGTACTGAGGAGCACGGTAACCAATCTGAGCAAGAGTGTTCAGAGAACCATCTTCATCAAACTGACCTTTGGTAGAATCGTTTCCGTTCTGGGCAACATAGTTGATACCAGCAACGAAACCAGGCTTACCCTTCTTGGTAGGTTGTACCCACTGAGCACCGAAACCAGAGCCAGTTGCCTTGTTATAGACGCCAGGAGCACCAGCAACAGAGAAGAAGTCAAGGATGTCCGACTTGTATGCGGTAGGAACCCATGCCATCTCAGTGTTACGAACCAGAGCACCAGCAGTCAGGGTCACACCCTTAGCAAGTCCAGGGAAGCTGTAGTACAGACGATCCAGAGTCACGGTGTTCGCATAGGTTTCTGCCTTGTCCAGTTTGAACAGGGAGGAAGAAGAACCAAAGGGTTGACTGGAGAAGTTACCAGAACGCAGACGGGTCTTGAGCAGATCCTTACCAGTGAAGGAAGTATCAAAGCTCAGGCGGAGGTCATAGTTGAAAGCAGTGTTTCCAACATTGGTGCTGTTAGCAAGACGAGCACCATCTACACCACCCAGAACGAAGGTTGCTTCACCCTTGAGTTTGGTAGTGGTAGAGAACTGTTGTGCCTGAAGAGCAGCAGACTGCTTCTCCAGTTTAGCAACACGACCACGAAGAACTTGAAGTTCGTTAGCGAATTCGGTAGCAAGACGCTGGAGTTCATCGGTGACTTCAGTTACGCGATCCAGACAAGCATTCAGAAGAGCAGCGGCTTCAAAACGGGTCATGGACTTACCACCAAGGTAAGTTCCGTTTTCATAACCAGCAACGCAACCATAACGCTCAACAAGATTGCTGAGTGCCTGATAAGCCCAATCCGTAGGACGGACATCAGAAAGTTGTTTGATGCTTGAGACTTGTTCCGAAGAAGTGTATTGGTTGACTGCTGCCATATTAAGGTCTGCGGCATTCGCAGCAACAGGAGCAACCATTCCCAGAGCAACAGGTGCGAGCATCAGTTGTTTGAGTTTCATAAAAAGTTTGTATGTGCTAAACGACAAATGAGGTTTTTAGATAAAACCTCAATATTTAGAGGGTCTTAAACAAATCTTAAGACACATTGATATACTAAGATATTTTTGTGCTTATGTCAACTAAGATTTGGTTAAGAAGCGGACAACGGGGATCGAACCCGTGACTGGAGCTTGGAAGGCTCAGATGTTACCTCTACACCATGTCCGCAAGGCGTCTCGGGCTGGGATCGAACCAGCGACCAACTGCTTAGAAGGCAGATGCTCTATCCGCTGAGCTACCGAGACATGAGAGTATTATACTACTGCTTGGGGCAGTTGTCAACCCATGGAGCACAGATTCTCATTTCTCCACCAAGCAGTCTCTGTGCCTCACTGCCGTCTGGTGCTTTCTCAACATATCGTGGTTTATAACGCTTATTCGACTCTTCAATGATACGGTCATACTCTGGAGTTACTTCATCAATTGCACGATCTACATCTCTTTTAATTCTTCTATTCAGTTTTTCAGGATCTTTAAGTATAAACTCATTAAGGATAGTTTGTGGAAAATATTTTCTTTGAACTTCATCCAATAAGTCCCAAAGTCCATTTTCGGATACTCCTGTGCATTGTGATAAAACTGCGATCACGCTTGATAATACTATCCCAATAATCGCATATTGTTTTATATCTGGTTTCTTTTTTCCAAAATTAAAATTAAACATAGGGGAGTTGTTCACTCCCCCGTATTTAGTTTATTTTATTGTGTCAAACCTCTACCGTGATCAGTTTGGAAGCATAGTCATGAGCATAAGATGTACGAGCACCATGAATGCCCCAACCAATCCAACTATACGCATAGTTCATATAGCGAGATATTGATTTGCCAGGAGTTTTCATTTTCTCCTCAATATCTTTCCATTGAACTTCATTTGTCAGATAATGAAGTTGCGTGCGAAGTGATGATGGTGAACCACCATACTTCTTAGCGAAATCACCCAATCCATAATATCTGTTGGCAGATGTCCATTGAATCAGACCATAACCACCATAGCAGGAATGGTAACTGACTCTACTACCACCTTCACAAATATTAGGCACGAACATAGATTCTTGCTTAATATTGCCCATGATGGTAGCAAGGGCGTTTCTGTCTTTAATTCCACGATCCTGGAAGTATGCCAGGGTTGCATTCTCATGTTCATTACACCCTTTACAAATTAGCCTTTTTTCTTTTGGCTTGACGGGAGCAACCTCTTTGGTCGCTGTCGGTGTTTCAAACTCCTTAATAATAGAAAACGGCGCTGGAGGAGCCGTCAAAGGAGGAAATATCGGCAGTGTTGCCACATTGGTCGTAACCGTTGCCAGAAGAGGCAGGGCTACTGTAAAGAAATTTTGCATTAACTTTGATTGAACTCTACATCCTAATAGAGAAAGCGCACTTCCCCTTTCTCAAGGGGCAATCTCCTAGGCTCTAATTGTCACATAAAAATGATATTGGTTTATTTATTGTTGCTCAGTGATACACATAATGTAGTAGTCACCGTAATCTTCTTGAAACCAAACATCAAATTCCCTAGCCAAAGCTTCAGCATCTTTGATTTTACCAGAATCGTAAAGATCAAAAATTTGATCGATAGCATATTGAATGCTACCTTTCACAACCTTTTTAAGATTGGCTTCTTGTGTATTGGAAAGAGACATTTCTTCTATGTGAACTCGGTCAGTCTATCACGACTACTCCAATCTGTCAATCCTTCCAATTAATTTAATAAAGTTTTCGGCATCAATTACTACCAAAGGTTTTTTATGATTCTTTTTCATTACCACTATTGGTTCATATGTACCACAATTTGCTTTAGCTTGCTCATATGCTTCCCAAACATTAAGCTTTTCAACGTTTTTACATTCAATACTAAATGGAAATTTTTCCCTGGCTGCTCTTGCCATTATAAGGTCTTCTCCACCAGCACCCATAGAACGTGATTCAATGTCTTCTGGATGTATATCTAATTGCTCTATAAGCTGTTCTCTGACCCATTTTTGTAGATTTCTACCTTTCGCTTTACAAGATTGTGGCTTCATCAAATATATTCAACTATTTTATATATTAAAAAAGGGGGCATAGCCCCCAATAATTACCCAAGAGTTGCCATATGATATTGGGCTTCTTGGAGTTTTCTTTGCTTTTGAATTTGATTACGGATTATATTGAGCCAGTTCATTTGTGCCCCTCCTTTACGAACTTAACACCACGATAGGTTTCATTGTATTGTTGGGGTTGTTGCATCATTTGCTGTTGATACTCTAAACGCTTTTGCGTATCGTACTCAACGCCGCGATATACTACTTTAGACATTAGGTTTTCTCCTTAGTTTTTTAAGTTAAAGAGCGTTCCTTCAGTCGGCTTTTGCGTCTACTTTGCACTCTTTGGGAGCAATTTGTTTTAACTCCCAAATCAATTCATTCTTTGCTTGTTTGGGAATGTCCTGCATGTGGACTCTCCCAGCAATTAACTGTGCCTGTAAGCAAGTTAGAATGAGTGCTTCCATAGATGAACGATCCGTTCCGAGTCGGCTTACTTCCGTCCCAAAGGGATGAACGTTGGGTCATTATAGACCCATTGACATATATAGTCAACTATTTTTGTATCTTTTGTTACAGTTTAAATCCTGCGAACGTGTCTTTCTGTACATCTTGTTTAATACCGCCAACAACGTAGGATTCAACCTCTGTTTCTTGCGGAGCAACTTGAAGACCTTTGGACGAGATCCAATGTTCTGTCCATGGTAGTGGGTTATTTTTGGCAGAGATATCATAGAGAGGTTTAATTCCAATGGCTTTCATACGACGATTTGCAATCCACTCAACATAGTTGTTAAGTAGCTTGTCATTCAATCCTATCATAGATCCGTCTTTAAAAAGGTATTCTGCCCAACTTTTTTCTTGATTGACGCAGTTTTCAAACGCCGAGGTTACCCATGCTTCTTCTTCCTTAGCAATTTGTTGCATCTCTGGATCATCTCCTTCACGCCACTTATTGAGGATGTTTTGAGTAATGACAAGGTGTTGATTTTCGTCTCTTGCGATGAGAGAGATAATTTTAGCGGATCCTTCCATAAGCTTGAGTTCACCAAACGCAAAGCTGCAAGCGAACGAGACATAGAAGCGGATACCTTCAAGAATGTTGACATTTGCAATAGCTCTGTAAAGTTTTCTCTTTAATTCCAATCTAGATTCTTTTGCATATGATACACCCTCTTGAGCATATAGCCAATCATTTGATGTACCATATTGTTGTGCAGAATTGATAAAATCATTATAAGCTTCAGTAACAGAAGAAGCTCTTTCTAAAATCGTTTCATTATTTAAAATATTATCAAAAACTACAGATGGATCTGAATATACATTTTTGATAATATAGGTATATGAACGGGAGTGAATCATCTCCATAAACTCCCAGACCTTCATACAAGCTTCCAGTTCAGGTAGTGAGCAGTATGGAGCAAAAGCCATACCAGGCCCACGACCCTGAACACTATCAAGCATAATCTGATATTTTAAATTAGAAGTAAAGATATGCTTTTGTTCTGGACGAAGAGTTTGATAATCGGAACGATCTTTCTGCAAAGAGATTTCTTCAGGTCTCCAGAAATACCCAAGTTGCTGTTGAGTAAGTTTTTCAAAAACTGGATACTTATAAGAATCATATCTCTGAATACCTAGCGGTTGTCCAAAAAACATTTGTTGTTTCTTAACATCAACTTCACTAGTATTGAATACCGTCATACCTTCAATTTTAGGGGTAGCGGAATTAGCTTGAAAATCAAATTTTGCAGCTTTCACAATCGTCTTCTCCTGAATCTAAAAGTTCTTGTACTAAAGATTTAAGGGATGGCTTTTCATCCTTTACTTCATCAGTTTTGTGGTCATAAGTATTTTGATAATAAGAAGTCTTCCAACCATATTTGTATGTAGTTAGAAAATCTTTTGCCATTACTGAGACTGGAACTTCATTGTTTTCATAGTGTTCTGGATTGTATGACCAGTTTCCACTGATGGCTTGGTCGAAGAACTTTTGCATAACAGCAACAACATTGATATAGCCATTATTATCAGGCATGTCCCATAGTAACGTGTAGTTATTCTTGAGAGATTGATATTGTGGGACAATTTGCTTAAGTGGGCCTTTCTTTGACTTTTTAACGGACAGATAGCCTCTAGGAGGTTCGATTCCGTTTGTAGCGTTTGACACCACGGAACTGCTCTCTGATGGCATTTGAGCGGACAAGGTGGAATGCCGTAAGCCCGAGTCCATAATATCTCTGCGTAGTGCTTCCCAGTCATGTTGATACTCCACTGAGGTAATTTCGTCTACATCTTTTTTATAAGTATCAATTGGTAGAATGCCATGAGAATATTTTGTACGTTCAAAATATTGACAAGCACCTTTTTCTTTAGCTAATTGATTGGATGCTTTTAGCAAATAATACTGGAAGGATTCAGAAAGACCATGAACAGCATCCCATGCTTCCTGAGAGTCGTACTTAAAGCCCAATTTGGCTAGATAATGTGCAAGACCAATATAACCAATTCCAAGGGATCTACGAGCCTTTGTAGACAGTTCTGCAGCCTCTACAGGATATTTTTGATAATCAATAATTTCATCTAAACCACGAACAGAAAGATCACAAAGCTCTTCTAACTCTTCATCTGATTTAACTTTACCAACATTAATAGCAGAAAGAATGCAAAGAGCAATTTCTCCTGCACCATCAATATGCTGAATGGGATCAGTTGGAAGTGTAATCTCTTGACAAAGATTACTCATGTTAACTTTATCAATAAATGAAGAATGTGAATTGCAGTGGTCAAGATTCATAATATAGATGCGACCTGTCTCAGCACGTTCTTTGAGGAGACTAAGAATAAGTTCTTGTGCTTTAATACTTTTTTTCGGAACGGTCGTATCTTTTTCATACGAAACGTATAGATCGTCAAATGTGTCTGTTCCGAAAGCATCATAAAGTCCAGGTACATCGTGTGGGGAGAAAAGAGTGATCTCACCGTCTTGAATGAATCTTTCATAGAATATTTTACTAATCTGAATTGAATAATCGAGTTTACGAACACGATTATCTTCCGTACCTTTATTGTTCTTGAGAACAATAATATCTTCTATTTCTTGATGCCAGATTGGGAAGTGTACTGTCGCGGATCCACCTCGTATGCCATTTTGCGTACAGCATCGGACAGTCGCTTCAAACTTCTTGAGAAAAGGTACAACACCTGTATGTTGTACTTCTCCGCCTCTGATTTTACTGTTGATGCCACGGATTCGACCTGCATTGATACCAATTCCTGCTCTTTGTGCAACATAGCGACCAATTGCCATATCAGAGCTGAAGATGCTATCAAGGGTGTCATCAACATCAACAAGAACGCAACTTGCAAATTGGCGAAGTGGGGTTCTAACACCTGCCATGATTGGCGTAGGAATGTTGATTTTGTGCTTGCTGATTGCGTCGTAGTATCGTTTGACATAAGATAGGCGGGTTTCTTTTGGATACTCTGCAAAAATTGTCATAGCAATTAGCATGTACATGAATTGGGGTGTTTCAAATACTTTGCCTGTGCTACGATCTTGAACCAGATATTTATCTACAACTTGACGAAGACCAGCATAAGTAAACAGAAAGTCACGATCATGATCAATATAACGATCAAGTTCACAAAACTCAGCCATGTTATATTTTTTAATGATGTCTCCATCATAAATTCCATTATCAACTCCAGCAAATACTTGCTTGGATAGATTTGGAAGATCTTGCATCTTACCATAAATTGACTTTCTCACAGCAAACAAAAGAAGTCTAGCTGCAACAAATTGGTAGTTTGGATTATCAAGATCAATAAGATCACTAGCAGAACGAATCAAAATTTCTTGAATTTCTGCAGTAGTGATGCCATCATAAAATTGAATACCAGATTGCATCTCCACTTGAGATGCCGAAACTCCTGCAAGACCTTTGCAAGATTCTTCTACCATAATATGAAGTTTTTCTAAATTCAAAGGCTCTAATGCCCCGTTTCTTTTAACTACTTTAGTTCCGTTACTCATACTTTTTTCCATTGGTACAATTTGATTTTTGCTTCCAAACCCCCATAAATGTTGCATTGAATTACCTTGTTAACATCTAAATTTGATAGCACCATGTCATTAACATCTTTTTGTTTGATTGTCTCGGGCCATATTACAACCAATTCACCCGAATCAATCATTTTTTCATAACGCTTAACTATTTCATAATTTCTAGGTTCATTATCAAAAACAAAAACACGGTCAGGATAGATGTCTTTATCAAGAGTAACATCAGCCCCACACATTGCTAATGAATTGTCAATGAACATAGAATCAAATGGGCCTTCTGTTATGAAAATTCTTTTGTTGTGCTTTACTCGATCTAGTCCAAATAATTTCGGATACCGTTTATCAAAGATACTCGTAAGATATCTAAGTTTTGAATTGGGTTCCAACGATCTTGCTTGATATCCAAATAATTTTTTTTGCTTGGACAGTAATGGGATAATGATTCTGGACTCTGTATTAGAATTAAGTATGCCAGCCCAATCATTGAAATTCTCCACAAAGTATAATTGAGAAAAAAATTCCTCTGGTATCTTTCGTTTAAGTAGATATTCTCTGGCTGGGTGTGTTGTATTTAGTTTTGATATAGAAGGTAGATCAAAAAGTGGTTTGGAAAAATTAGGTTTTTCAAATTTAAACTCTGGATCTGGAGTAACAGTTGCCTTACCAGTTAAGCCTTCTTTATATCTTTCTAACAAATATTCTTTGTAAATCGTTTCATCTAGATCTTTCAAAAAATATGTAAATGTTCTAGATGTCCCACAGTTATGACACTTAAAATTATGATCTGATTTAAACTTGTAGATATATCCTCTGGCTTTATTTTTATTTCTACTAGAATCTCCACAATAAGGACAACGAAAATTATATAAACCGTTCTTCTTTTTTGAAAATTTACTTAAACGTGGAGAAATTAAGTTTATGTATTTGGCATCAATAAAGCTCATTACCTAGTTTGAGTTTGCTGGATTCCTCCATTATAAGGCATCGGAAAGGTCTTGTCAACAAATGGAACCACAATTCCTAAAAGAACGACAGCGACAGCAACAACGCCTCCAACTTGCCATCTGAATTTTGAAAGCTCATCTATTTTGGATTCTATCTTTTCAAACTTTTCTTCTATTTCCCTATGCTCTTTATGATTATCTTCTTTTATCTCATCAATCATTTTGATAAGAAGTTCATCAGTCTTTATACTTTGCTCAATTCTCTCATCATGTTTTGCAAGAATTGTAGCGATACGTGAATTCCCCTCAGAGATCTTATCGACCGCCGCTTCTAACTTTGCTAGCATTTCGCGGGATAAATCTTCGTAAATACCGAGTTTAGATTCAAGAACCGCTAGTTTTGATTCTTGGGAAAACATTTTACTTAGGATCCTTCCTCATCCAAGGTGTGCGTGATTTTTTGCCCAAATACAAATATCTATTCCGTACTGGTGGCTGATCTCCTGCCTCCGCAGTTCCAGCAATTTTACCAGCACCTAAGCTCATCGTAGGAGCTTCTTCATTTAATTCTCTAATGATATTTATTATTCTATCTATTTTATTCATAGATTTAGTAACTGTTGTAAACAAGCATCATCTAAATTAATATCATGTAAAGATGATTTTGGATACTCTGGAAATCTTTGTAAGAATACCATAAAAGTTTTTAAGATTGACCAAAGATCTCGATCAATTTTATAAAACAATAATGGAGTCGCAGCTTCTCCAAAAATATTATAAAGTATCAGAAAATGATTGATGAGTAAATGAGTTTTCAATTCTCCACCATTTTTATATTTTCTAAGTAGTCTTTTGACATACTTAAATTTTTTCATGTCCTCAAGAAAATCTTCTTGAGTTACTGCTTG